GTATCAACAATTTGTATACCACCTTTGTCACCTTTTGGTCCAGTTAGTCCAGTTGGTCCTTGTAGTCCTGTTGGTCCTGTGTCACCTTTTGGTCCAGTTAGTCCAGTTGGTCCTTGTAGTCCAGTTGGTCCTGTGTCACCTTTTAGTATATCAGTCTTTTTTGCGTAAGCAGCTAAAGCATTTGTTAAAGCGTAATCTCCCTTTGGTTGAAAACGAGTATCACTTTCAGTTTTATTATATACATCTGTCTTTGCATATACACCTCCAACAACTGTTTGTTGAAAACGACCATCACTTTCAGTTTTATTATATACACCTCCTACAACGGTTGGTTGAAAACGAGCATCACTTTCAGTTTTATTATATACATCTGTTTTTGCATATACACCTCCTACAACTGTTAGTTGGTAGTTAGCTAAAGCAGTTGTTAAAGCGTAATCTCCTTTTGGTTGGTAATCACCTTTTGGTTGGTAATCACCCTTTGGTTGGTAACCATCTAAAGCAGTTGTTAAAGCGTAATCACCCTTTGGTTGGTAATCAGCTAAAGCAGTTGTTAAAGCAAACTTACCATCACTTTCTGTTTTTGTATATATATCAGATTTTTTAGGAAACAAAGCTTCAGTATCTTTTTTATTATAAACTGCTTCAGAAGAAACTAAGTTACCCATTGTGTTTTATTAATAACAAATAAAAAAAATATTATTATTAATAAATCCTTTTAACTAAATTATGGAACCCATAAATCGTATCATCTAAGTGTTTTTTACCTTTTCCAATCTTTTTTTCATCTCTGTTTTCTCTTTCATCTCATCTAACACGTAGCTAGCAACACTATTAATACTACTTTGTTTCATTCTTTGAATGAATCCTAAATCCTTTTTCGATCGTTGAATTTGTTGTTGTAAATAACGTTTATCAAAAAAGTTTGATACTGGAGTGGCTAACACACCTATTTTTTCATCTTCATCAAAATATCGTGTATATACTATAGATTTGTCTTTTGATAAAATATCTAGTAATGTCTGTAAATTAGAATTTAAACCATTATTTCCAGAAAAAACGTTTTCACTTTTTGTATCAGTATCAACACTTTTTGTATCAGTATCAACACTTTTTGTATTAACACTTTTTGTATCAAGAGGAAACATTCTTTGAACATAACCTGACTGATTTAAAAAATTTTTGTCTTCTAAATAATCTTCTTTATCTAAGTTCTTCTCGATATTCATAATATTGGTAATATTCGTATCTAAAAGATTGAATTCATTTTTTAATAAATCACCACCATATTGCATTATATCTTCTTTCATATAATCATTATAGAATTCATAATCAATTTTTATAGAATACAAAAATCTGGCAACATCACCAGATGTCATTAACCAGTAATTCCACGAAGGTTTTGTAAAGTTCAATCTAGTATTTAACATTCCAATGAATGAAGTTATATGATAATCACATGGTAATGAATAACCAGAATTATCATAAAAAGGATATTCTATATCAAATTGTTTTTTTAATCCCTTCCATAAATATTCATATTTTGTACTCTTTATTCTATTTGCATCCATCATATAATCTATTACAATAGTACATAATCTATAAAAATCATAACGTTTATTAGGTAAATCAGAATTTATTCCAAAAGAAAACCTCATAATCCTTGCATTCCTATCATACAAAGGAAATGAAGGATCTGAAGGAACTGAAGGATCTTGAGTCTTGAAGTTTTTGTTAAATATTTTTTCAATTATATATTTACGTATTGTTTGTTCTGGTACTCTCCCAAACATATTTTTATATGTATTTATCCACTGTGTAATTTGATCATCTTTACTAGTAAACATCCTATTAGTCGAAGGTGATCCCTTTATCATATCATAATTTACAAAACTAAACAAACTAGCTTGATAATCTTTAAAGTCTGTAAATTTTTCACCTGGTAATCTTTCATCTTCATAAATAACAGGACCTCCACTTTTTGGCTTCAAATCTTCTTTGATATACTTTGTTTCAGTATTTACAATACCTGGTTCAATATAACTTCTTCCATAATCAATAATAGTAGGAACAACTGATGTCAAAATTGTATTACCCTGATTGTCTATTTTTATTTCGATTGGATTTTTTAAATGAGTTATTAGTACGTTACCAGGATGTAAATCATAATGTGTAAACCTTGATTCTTGATACGCTATATGCAAATTTGACAATACTATAATTAATATAGTAATAATATTCTCCTCTAAACGATTAATCTCATCATCACTCACATTAGGATCACTCATTGTGACTTTGTAACGCGTAAGATATTCAGTAAGAGTTTCTATCTTTGTTTTTGGATCTTTTTCTGGATGATATACAAAATCTGTAATCAAATGAAATCTTGAATTACTATTATCGTCACACAATGATAACCTAGATAAATCCTGCACTGGTTTATGTCTATATTTACCAGTACGTGGATCTTTTTCTGGTATTAATTTATCATTAAGACCACACATTTTCCATCCATACGTCGATGAAAAGATACTTGGCTTATCATTTAACTTGAAATGATTTAGTCCAATTCCAATGTAATACTCGTACATTAACGAATCACCCTCACCAACACTTAATGGAACTTTTACTAAAAATTTTTTCCCATCTGACCAATCCCACTTGAATTGTATTACAAAAACTGTTCCATTTGCTGAACTTGGTGGAATTCTATCTACTATTTTAAAAAAATCCTTATATAAATTTTCACTAGTTATCGAATTCATAATTTTAAAAAAATTCAAGTATCTCTTTAACTGTAAGCGTTTATTAAATGTCCCGTATATACCAATACCAAGACAAAGAAGGTTATTCGGATTCTCTATATTTAACGGCCTTAAAACCTCATCTGTTGTTGGCATATATTAATATATAATAATTTAAATTTCCAAAAATAAATATACAACACAATTAAAAAAAGTAAAATAAATGAAATATATAAATTTTATACCACACCATAATTTTTAAAAAATAAAAAAATCCTTATTTTTTACGACCATACCGTTTTTATAAAATATGCATTTTTTAAAATTTTTACCCGAAGCACGTTTATGGTCTCGTAAATTTTTACAAAAGCTTAATTTTTCTTAAAAAAATAAGGAATTTTTTTTCTAACCGGTTTTATATTTTACGAGACCATAAATTTTTAAAAATACAAATTCCTTATTTTTTAAGACCATTTTCTTACAAAAAAGCGGTTTTGTAAAAATTTTTATTTGAAGCACGTTTATGGTCTCAGTATTTTTACAAAAGCTTAATTTTTTTTTAAAAAAATAAGGAAATTTTTTTCTAATCGGTTTTATATTTTACGAGACCATAAATTTTTATAAATGCGAATTCCTTATTTTTTAAGACCATTTTATTACAAAAAAAGCGATTTTGTAAAAATTTTTATTTGAAGCACGTTTATGGTCTCAATGTTTTTTACAAAAGCTTAATTTTTTTTTAAAAAAATAAGGAATTTTTTTTAGAATTTTTGTTTGAGACCACGTTTGTAAAATATTTTTAAAAAATGTATTTTTAAGACCATTGTTTGGAGTTTTTAGAACATTTTGAACATTTTGAAAAAAGCATCGTTTTATGGTCTCATTTTCTTTTGTGGGTCATTAGTTTTTTAGTAAAAATTAAGGAATTTTTTTACAATTTTTTTTTTTGATTTTTTCATATATTATGTTCTTTTCTTATAGTTTTTTTTTAAAAATTAATCAAAAAATAAATAGAAATACATGAAACATAAGAAATCATCGAGGGAACCCGCCAAACCCACCAAAACCCGCCAAAAACCCGCCAATTATGGAGGGAACCCACCAAACCCGCCAATTTGGCCAAAATAAATTTGGAAAAAAAATATTTAAAAAAATTTAAAAAATAAAAAAAAAGTAAAAAATGATAAAAAAAAATATATAGAAAAGTCTTTGGAATTTGGCGGGTTCTGACGTGGAGACCATAATTGGCGGGTTTTTGGAGGGTTTTGGAGGGTTTGGCGGGTTCCCTCCATAAAATTAGACCTTTTTCAAAAAACTAAAAATACACTTCAAATTTTTGTGGGTTACATTGATCTAATCAATTCTTCATTATATATAGCTTTATAATTAATAGTTTGATATAATTTATGTAAATCACCATTATCATCATGATTTATTCTTTTAATCATTTTTAATAATTCTTCTAATGTTCTATCTGAATCAAAATTCCAAAAAAATGATCCACTTTCGTGTACAATTTTTGTATTTAATATACGAATATCTGTATATTCAGTATAATCATAAAGTTTATAAATTATTTGTGCTATATCATATAAACATTCTGCTTTACATTTATAAGAAAACCATTGTTTTCCTTCCATTTTTTACTATTGATATATAATTAATTAAAATTCATTTTTTGATTGTCGTAGTATGTTTATATTTTAATTTTTATTTAAATATATAATTTAATAATTTAATAATGAGTTTTCTTATAGACGCGCAATTCCAAGAACAACCTCTCGCTATTCTGTCGACTTATAATTCATCTAGTCCAACATCAGGGTCATTATTAACATCAGGTGGGTTAGGGGTAAAATTGTCAGCACACGTAGGAGAACAATTGACAGTTAATAGTGTTAATGTTACTCCTAGTTTAGGGGATATTATATATGAACGTCAAGATACTTTACAAAACAATATTATAACACAAGAACCTATATCTAATTTTATTTTTTATAATGACAAAACTCAAACTTTTAATGCTATAATATCAATAGATGTTATAAATCTAGTAAATTCAGCATTAAATAAAACTGCATTGTTAGAAATGACTGGAAGTTTAGGTCCTTCTGGATGGACATTGAATAATCGTTTTACAGGTGATCTTACTGGTGTTAGGTTTTTTATACAAAATGTTGTTATAACTGGTAATAATGCTGGGCAAATTTATTATACAAATTCTAATTTAGTAGGTACCACAACAACTATTAGATTCAAAGCGAATACAATTTCACCTACTGGTGCATCTAATGACGCTGGTCCTTATTCAAGTACACCTGTCAATTTAGAGGCAAGTAATGTGGAATATACTATGACGAATATAGGAGATTGGGGATCTTCTCCAACGAACATACAACAAGCAATTGACCACATTGCATCAGAATTAAAAAATATTTCTTTTGAAAATGAAATATATGTTTCTAAAAATGGTAATGATAGTAGTGGTAATGGTTCTATTAATTCACCATTTTTAACAATATCCGCAGCTATAACTCAAGTTAATTCGTATGCTGATAATGTACCTGTTATCCTAAATATTTCACCAGGTGTGTATAGTGAAAGTATTACTATTGTAAAACCAAATATTCATTTAAAAGGATCATCAATTGGATCTACGAAAATGACAAGAATGGATGGTACTTTAACTATAAATCCAAGGAGTTCAACTGGTGGAATGTATGCAAATTACTATACCTTTGAAAACATCTCATTTGTTGGTTCTAGTAATAATGTATTTGAATACACTGGTAGCCATACAGGATCTTTATATATAAAAGATTGTATGATTTATACAGATAATGTAAATGTAAAAGGTCTTTCATTTACAAATACAACAAGTATGAAAGTTATTGTTTTCGATACTGATATTAATCTTTCTGGTAGCTCTAGTTCTAGTAATCAAAGTGCTGTTTATACAGCAGCTGGTTCTGCTGTAATTGCTTCTTTTAATAATTGTAATATATATGGTCGTATAGCCCCTGCAGTTTCAGTAAATGGATCTAGTAATATGTCATTTAATCGTTGTTATATCTCTAATACTGGAAATGATGTTATTGAATTAAAAAATTCTGTTGTTTCGTATTTTACACAATGTACGATTTCAAATTCACAATTAAATTCCAATGGATTTAATATTTCAAATTCGACAAATCTCGTATTAAGTCATTGTGTTTTTAATATTCCAACAAACGTTGTATATAATCCATTGAACCCAGGATCACCACCAAGTCCAACAGACAATTACGTTATTAAAGGTAGTGGTTCTATGGGAGCAAGTGTTATTTATGGAGCTTGTATATTCTCTCCAATCTCAGCTGTGGGAGTAAGTTATTACTGGGGATCTAAAGCGATTAGTAATACAGTCAGTCTTATTAGTTATAATACAACATTAACATCACAAGCTTAATATTCAACTTGTATAGAATTAGTTGTTGATTAGATTTCATTTAACTTGTATTTAGAATTGGTTGTTGAATTTAATTCAGACGCTTTTTTATTGTATGCTTTAGCTGCATCTAAATCATTTTCAAAGAAGCCTATATGTATTTGTTTTTTATTATGAACTAATACAGCTCTGTATTTATCACTTCTTTTACATAAAGTTACACCATAATATTGAGAAGACTTTTTATCTAATTTTTTATCTTGAATTTCTTGATAAATATTCTTTGCAATCGTATGATAATTGGGAATATCATTTAATTCATAATCAGTATTAAAATTTTCGTTATAATACATTGCTTGTTGATTATATAATTTTGCACA